GACGCTATGGATGACGGAGAATTGTTACCGTTTCGTTATCTAAACACCGTTGATTAGTCAGATATTTATGCAACACTTATGCCAAGAAGGTGCGAAGGGCGCACTAGAAGGGCAGTAAATGAACAGCATCGAAGTAGCAAAAGCAAAAGCATTGTTAGTAGTTAGTACATTCCCTGAGGCAAAAACAGTTCAGGAAGCATACGACTCAGCCTTGAAAGCCAATATGTTCGCTAATAAGAACGAAGCACTTGCAACTTGGGGTCGCTTGATCCGCTTGTTACCTCAAGCGGTGGCATAATGAGCGTCTACGAAATAGGAATTATCATGTGTCTATGGACACTCACAAGCGTCTGGTTCTACACCATGGGCGTTAATGCAGGTTACACAGACGGCCGCCGCGCTGTTCGCCAGCAAGTCGAGCAAGCCAATAAGGTGAGAGCATGAATGCGCGTGATTACCTCAACGAAGCCAGAGCAACGATCCAAGACAGAGGTATCGACTACGGTCATCCGTCAGACAATATGGCAAGAACTGCTGCCCTCTGGTCAAGTTATCTGGAAATGCCAATTACAGATTATCAAGTTGCGATGTGCATGGCACTCGTCAAAATAGCCCGAAGCATGGAGACAGCCAAGACGGACACCTATGTGGATTTAGCCGCTTATGTGGCAATAGCGGGGCAACTACACACAGAGGAGAACGATTTATATGTTTAATTTAGAGGATTACGAGACAGTAGAGGAACGCCTAGTTAAGTTCTGGAAGGAACATCCCGATGGTCGAATTGAAACTACTATGGTTGAGTCAACGCTTCAGCGATTTATTATTAAGGCTTCTATTTATAGAACTGAAGTGGATGCACAGGCTTGGACAACTGGCTATGCAGAGGAAACCGTCAGCACGCGAGGAGTTAATGCTACTTCGGCGCTTGAAAATTGCGAGACGAGTGCGATCGGTCGGGCTCTTGCTAACGCGGGCTATGCTTCAAAAGGCAAACGCCCTAGCCGCGAGGAGATGTCTAAAGTTAAAGCAGCAGAACCTAAGCCGTTCTCTGAGAAACTAGCAGACAAGATAACAACTCCAGTCGAGGATGATCCTTGGACTGTTAAGGCTGTTAGCCCGGCGCCTTCGGCAGCCGATGCAGTAGCGCTGGTGCAAGAAGTTCTAGGCGCAGTCAAAATAGATAAAGACATCCCTCTGTGTCGTAACTGCCATGACCATAAGCCTATGAGCTGGAAAACAGGCGTGAGCGCTAAGAATAATAAGCCTTGGGCTAACTTTAGTTGCTTCGCATGTAAAGATGTACTCTGGTACAACCTCGAACCCAATGGCACTTGGAAGGTTCGTGACGGTCAATGAGAACACTAGACAATGCGTTAAATAGCACTTGGAACTTTATTAAACGAATTGCGATCTGTTCTTGGAAAGATCATGATTACTGCAAGCCTTATTGCTTTAGATGTTGGAAGTTATTCCCATATGAATTATGGGAGGATGAAGCATGAGCGGCTTACAATTCATGAACCAAGACGGCGAATGGGAGAACTTCCCAACCGATGATGAACTAGCAGAGAAGGTTAAGCATCAAGAATTATTAAACTCGCTACAGGTGCGCATCATCTGCCATCTATGTAATGAGCCAGTACCACGCGAGGAATTGGCGTTCTACATCGCCGGTACGATCCTTACTTGGTCATGCAAGAAGTGCCACGCGGTTAATGTCTCAAAGTAGAAAGCACAGAGGCTTCCGCACCGAGCGTGTGGTTGCAGAGTATCTGAGGCGCTGGTGGGAAGGTGCTTCAGTAGGTCGAGGTTCTGGGCGCGACATTCTCAATGTTCCGTTCGACTGCGAGGTTAAGGCGCGAACAGGACTCGATGTTAAGGGAACGCTCCGCCAGATCGAGAGTCGGACTTCAGAGAGTGGCTTATTGGGGTTCGCCACTTTCAGACTCAATGGGCAAGGTGAAACACCGTCAGATTATGTGGCGATGCTTCGTCTTGGCGATCTGGTGGGGCTTCTCTTAGAGGCTGGATACAAAGAGCGTAAGGATGAAGTTAAAGACTCAGACATCGCTCGATGTTTAGACTGTGGCGTGTATGCGCTTGGCGAGCGGTGCAAGTTCTGCCGGGAGGATCAGTAATGCCTATTTACGAGTTCGAGTGCGACAACGATAACTGTGAATGTAACGCTCGCGTAGAGAAGTGGTTAAGTGTTACTGAGCCACATGACTTGGAGTGTCCGTTCTGCCATAGCACTATGCGTAAGGTTTATTCGTCAGTTGGAGTTCACTTCAAGGGCTCTGGCTTCTACAGTACGGACTCTAAATGAAATTACTCGATTTATTCTCAGGCGCAGGTGGTTGCTCAGTTGGCTATCACCGCGCTGGTTATGATGTAACTGGTGTCGATATAAAGGATCATAAGGATTATCCATATCCTCTGATCGTTGCTGATGTTCTTGATTACATGAGTACTGTCGGATGGCATGATGATTATGACTTCATTCATGCTTCTCCACCATGCCCTAGATACAGCACTATTACTAAGGTAAGCGGTAATCCAGAGGATCATCCTGATCTCATTCCACTTATGATCGAGGAATTAGAGTTAACTGGTAAACCTTGGGTTATTGAGAATGTTATGGGTGCGCCTATGCCCGGCGCTGTTGTGTTGTGTGGTTCGGCCTTCGGCCTGCGTGTGCGTAGACATCGCCAGTTCTTATCTAATCTAGAGTTACGCGGTACTCGATGTGATCATAAGGCTCAGGGCAAGCCTGTAGGCATATATGGAAAGCCTATTGGAACTTATGAACAGCAACGCGCTAGGTTCATCCTTAAAGGCAGAGATTTCGGATTAAAGGCTGAGAATGTTGCAGATGCTCAGGATGCTATGGGTATTGACTGGATGACTAATTGGGATGATTTAACAGATGCAATTCCACCTGCTTATACTGAATACATAGGACTCATTACTCGCCACGCCGTTCTGAGCAGGACTTATGTTGATGAACTTGACTAGGCTGGTACTCTTACGGCTAGAAGCCTTCAAGGGCTTCAGAGCGCGCCCGAAAGGCGCAGCGCGCTCGGTAGCCGCCGTTATTGGGATACTTCTATCTATAGCAAGTCCTATAGAAGTTCAGGCAAATAACATGCCAACTAAAAGCATTAAAGTATTAGCCAATAAGCAATTAACAGATAAGCAATATAAATGCCATAACGAGATCATCTATAGAGAGTCTCGATGGCAGATAGATGCGATAGGTAATAAAGCCGGTACTAAACAGACTCATGGTTATTATCAGATTAAGTCAGAGTCTATTAAAGGCAAGCCTTATGACTATCAGTTCTGGATATACTGGGACTATGTATCATCTAGATATGGGCTTACTCAATATGATGAGCCTAACTACTGTGCTGCACTACATCATCTAAAGACTAAAGGTTGGCAGTAATGGCTAAGCGTGGTGATCCAAGATTAACGCGAGACTATAAAGCATTCAGGTTAAAGGTGCTAGCGCGTGACCAATGGTCATGCTTCTATTGCTCAGCACCGGCAGCGACAGTCGATCACATCATTCCAATAAGTAAAGCGCCTGATCTAGTAGTCAATTATGAGAACGCAGTTGCTTGCTGCCAGTCATGCAACTCATCGAAAGGCAGCAGATCACAGGGCTCTTTTTTAGGTAGAGTGCCTACCCCCCCTGTCTTTCAAGCCTCATCTCTCCCTAAGACGGTCCAGATCGTTCCGGATTCACCCTTTACTCGACCAGAAGGGCTACAAATTGAAGCAGAATGATGCAGAAGTAATCCCAATCAAACGAGGGGTCGGGCTAATTGGAAGCACTGAACCTAGAATCCATACGCCTTTGCTTACAGCTGCAAGTAAAGTCAATGAGGTAGATGAATTAGCCGAGAAAATTGGCATGCCGTTAATTCCCTGGCAACGCTGGGTGCTTGGTGATCTCTTATCAGTTGATGATGATCAGAATTGGATGAAGAAGAGCGCTTTGATCCTTGTAGCACGTCAAAATGGCAAGACCCACTTGGCTCGCATGTTAATCCTGAGCCATCTTTATCTTTGGGGCAGTAAGAATGTTTTAGGCATGTCTTCTAACCGTAATATGGCATTAGATACATTTAGGCAGGTTGCTTACACAATTGAAGATAATGACTTCTTACGTAAGCAGATAAGACAGATCCGCCTGGCTAATGGTCAAGAATCCATAACTCTAAAGAATGGCGCACGCTATGAGATAGCGGCAGCGACTAGAGATGCCCCACGTGGTAAGACTGCAGACTTCTTGTATCTTGATGAATTACGTGAATGGACACCTGAAGCTTTTACAGCTGCGCTACCGGTAACTAGGGCAAGACCTAACGCCATGACACTAATGACAAGTAATGCCGGTGATGGATTTAGTGAAGTGCTTAATGATCTTAAAGAACGTTGTATGTCATATCCTCCTGCTAATTTAGGTTACTACGAATACAGCGCACCTCAGCATTGTAAGATCCATGATCGCAAAGCATGGGTAATGGCTAATCCAGCATTAGGACACTTAATAACTGAACAGACACTTGAAGAATCTGTCAATACAAACAGCATAGAAGCTACACGTACTGAGATGTTATGCCAATGGGTAGATAGCGCAGTTAGCCCGTGGGTCTATGGAAGTATATAAGCATGCAGTGACAGCACGTTAGAGATCCCTGTCGGGCCTATGACTATAATGGCCTTTGATATTGCACCGACAAGACGATCTGGTGCGTTAATTATGGGTCAGATGAAAGACGGAAAGAT